AAAGTTAAAATCTTTACTGCATTAAAGTGCTAAAGCGCGCCGAAATTTCCCCCAATATCTCACGCATTTTTGTGCACAATGCCGAACGTGCAAAATCGGTTCCGGTACTTTACTACAGTAAAGCAGTGATGTGAAATGTTCATGATTTGTTAACATATGCCGCACGCTGATGTGGTATAATATGCATAGAAAGGAGCGTGTACAAGATGAAAACAGTTAAACTGCCAGTTGAGTATATTCGTTTTCTGAACGAAGAACACCATGTAGTATATGGACGTCATGAATACTGGATGTTTCTGAAATCGTATAACGGGTATGGTTGGCGTGTCGGATACATGCGCCGCAATATCAACACCGGAGATACAGAAGAGGTGAAAGTTGTATGACACTGAAAGACTATTACAAGTTTACTTTGGGCACATCCGACCACCTGACCCGCTGCCGTGTGCTGTGGGGTGGTTCGGAAGTCTTGAACGACTATTTTAGCCGTTTAGGCGATATCGGGCAGAATATTAAAATCCGTTCGGCCCGGTACGATGAAAAGCATGATGTTTTGACAGTGTATGCATCGGATAAAGGTTTTGTTGAGTACCGAAATAAATTTCGGCATTTACAGCATAATGAAGGGAGATATAACAAGTATGGCCACAAGAAGCAATGCGGCATTTAAAGTATGTCACATTTATGTCTATCAGAGCAATAAAGTGGCGTGGTGTGCATCAAGCTGTTTGTATGTAGACCCCCGCGAAATTCGTAAATTTTATGAGTGTATCCGCACATGTACGGCGGGGGTCGCTGATTGCGCGTTGACAGAGACGCGAGACGGCTTTAGAATTGAGGTGTTTCAATAATGAATATGGTGATTGTGCACGATATTGTTTTAATGTTCTTTTATGGATGTTTTTGTTTGATTTTTGCTATAGTTATGGCTATTCCTTTAAATTGGGTTTTCCGTAAAATCGGGTATTGGCTGGCAGATAGAGACTTTGAAAGGAGATATAACCACCATGGCACGAAGCGCTAAAAACTTACCAAAGTACGCCCCGCAGTCGTGGAGCTACTACAGCCCCGACGCTACCGACCCGAACCGGCTTACAAATGCGGAGCTTGTAAAGGTTATCCGCAAGGCGGCAAAAGCCGCAAACCAGCGGTTGCGTGCTCTTGAGAAGAGCGACGTTATCAATACCGCAAAAACAGGCGCGTACAAGTACGCAGAAAGCCAGATGCCGGGCAAAATCAAGCCCCGCTTTAATGAGCGGCCTAAAGAGACCGCAGATAGGTCAACGCTCAAGCACCAATATTTGCAGTTGCGCGAATTTATGACGATGAAAAGTAGCACCGTTACAGGCGTGAGAGCTATCAAAGATGCACGTTATCAGACCGCAGTGCAGCGGGGGTTCAAAGGCACACAAGAGCAATGGGACATGGCGGTGCAGAAATTTTTCACCAAAGCCGCAGAAAAGCTTTTCGACAGTGATAAAATTTATGACGCAATCACGGGAAACAAGTCTGATGTGCTTGAAGATATTATAGCGGCAGACCGCGACGACCAAACAACAAAAGGTCAAGCGCTGTTAGACTATATAAGGAGAATAATCTAAATGAGAAAGTCGCAAGGCGTGCTTGTTAGCGAGTGTTTAGTTGAATATTTGCCGCGCCTTGTGTGTCCGCGAAAAGTTAAGCGCACCAAAGGCCGGAAATACATGTCAAGTTATTTGGATGTAACAGCAACATTCGATATTGAGACCACAAACACCGATAGAGACGGTTTTGCGTACAGCTGGCAAACTTGTATAGGCGGTGAGGTCATTGTTCCCCGATACTTTGAGGACTGGGCAGAACTGCTTGAAACTCTGGTGGATAAGTGGGGAGTTAACGAGAAGAACCGGCTTGTGTTGTATGTGCATAATTTAGGATATGAGCATCAATACATTATGCAGTTGTTAACGGCGCGTTGGGGGCTGGCTGATAGCTTGTACACGAAAAGCCGCAAGCCCCTTTATTTGCGCTTTGATAATGGTATAGAATTTAGGGACAGTTTCAAGCTGTTCCAAAAAAGTCTAGCCAAAGCTACCGAAGGATGCTTACATGCAAAGCTTGCGGGCGACCTTGATTATACTGTCTATCGCACTCCTGACACGTCGTTGACAGATACGGAATTTGCGTATTGTGTCAATGACGTGCTGGGTTTGTACGAAGCAATTGAGCGCTTGAAAGCAGAGCACAAGTATAATCAGGCTACAATCCCTTACACCAATACAGGCATGGTTATTGAAGCAGTACGCAAAGAAATCATGCCAGATAGGCGTTGTATGGCAGCTATTAAGGCATTGCAGCTTGACCGTGAACAGATGGCGCTTGCATATCACTGCATGGCGGGTGGTGATACCCACGGCACGCGCTGGCGTGCCGGTCGTACCTACATCAATTGTAACTCTTATGACTTCAAGAGTGCGCACCCGTCGCAGCAGCTGCTTTGGAAATTTCCAGCTGGTGCACCGGTAACGTTGCCTGCTGATTTGCCGGAATCGGATTTGAAAAAATTTATTAGGGCCGGGTATGGCTGGATTGCTAAACTCTGTATTATCAATCCCCGGTGTAAGCCTGAATGCCCTGACCCCTGTGTGTCTTTCAGTAAATGCCCTGACGTGTCGGGCCTTGATGAACTGGATAACGGTAGAGTTTTGGGGGCCGATGCTCTTTTCTGGTATTGTGATTCAAACGACTATCAGCGGTTCATTGATGGGTATACCTATGATAAAATAGTTGCAGCGGAGAGCGTGGCATTTCGGCTGGGCTATTTGCCAGATTCTTTTCGTAAAACGATATACGAAAAGTTTCGTGTGAAAGAATCTGAAAAGGGTAGCCCTGATTATGCCTTTGCAAAGATTTGCGTTAATACCATTTTTGGGGCATGTGCACAGAAAACGGTACGTGATGAATACGGGTGTGACCCTGACACGCTGGAATGCACGCATAAAAGCTGGATTATGAATCTGCAGAGTAAAGACGATGCCGACATACAGAAATCACAAGAAAAGAAATTTCCTTTTTTGTGGGGCCTGTGGACTGCATCAATGTCCCGTCTTAAGCTGTGGGATATGCTAAAGCGCGTTGGCTGGGAAAAGGTCATCTACTGGGACACCGACAGTTGCAAGTTTGAGGGGGAAAAGCAGCCCGCCATTGACGACTACAACGCCGTTATTCGTGCGCAATGCGTGTTACGTGATTGTGTAGTTGAGAAGAAAGACGGCAGCAAAGTTTATATTGGCGTGGCAGAGGACGAACACCCGCATGACCGGTACGGAATGCAGGCTTTCCGATTTCTGCACGCAAAGTGCTACGCATGTATCGATGCAGACGGCACGATTGAGAGCACCATTGCAGGAGTGAGTAAGAAAGCTGGTGTAAAAGCCCTTGATGGCAGCATTGACAACTTGCGGGATGGTCTGTTAATATCCCCCGCAGGCGGTCAATGTCTGGCATACCATGATGAACCAATACGTATCCGCACCGACTTTGCAAAACCCACGGTTTCCGCGTCGTGGGTCGTTATGACCCCCCGTGAATACAGGGTATCGGATGAACGTAGCCTTTTAATGGAATGTGAGGTATCAATATGAAATTTTGTGATATTATGCTGTGCTGTGGGGTGTTGTGCGTCCTCAACGCGATTTGTTTAGCGATTTGCTTTGTTGTTCCGGGGTGGTGGGTTTGTAAATGCTTGTTTGTTGGTGGTGCTAACTGTCTTGCGTTAGCAGTGTTAACGTGTTGATAGTTTCACAAATTGTTCATAGTTTGTTAGTATATCAGCGCTGCCGATGTGTTATAATATAATCAGAACCAGACCGGTTCAACACAACAGACAGAAAGGAAAAACATTATGAAACTGATAGGCTATTACATGACCGCAATTTGCAAGTTTGAAGACGGTATCAAGACCATCTGTGTGGTCGATGCACAGAACCGAGCGCAGCTGCTGGAACGTTTGAACGTGGCGTATCCGGGCCAGCGTTTCAAACTGTACGATTTTGAGCGCACGAAGTTTGGCGCGGAAGTCAAGAGCGCGGATATCGTGGATATGCGGAATCTGCTGAATTTGGCAGACATGGACGGGGTGATTTGACATGACGAGTATTTCAAAGGTTGAGTTTTGGGAAGATATCGCGGGGAACGTTATCGGGCTGGTGTTCGACCCTGCCGGGCAGCTGACTAACGCGGTGCAGAATCTGGCAGCACAGCAGCCCCTGCCCCGCCCCGCGCTGGTGGAAGCAGCACGGCAGGCTTTCCCGTTCGCCCCCATGTATGACCCGCACGCATTTGGGGAGCGGTCTCTTGCAGACTTGCATGTTTACTTACAGGCTTACAATCACCACATTGCGGATATCTTTCCGGAAGCGCCTACCGCGCTTTATCCGGAACGCGCGACCCCTGCCGGGCTGCAGTTCCTTATTCGCTGGATGTTCTAATGGGGGTGAATATATGCAGGATATCAATAACAAGCTGAAGGAGATTCTCGAAAAGTTGACGGATTTTTTCGAGAATTTCGTGGATGAAATGGCAGAGGTCAAGACGAACGAGACCACCGCAATTTCCCATCTGCAGACTATCGAACAGAAGCAGGACACCATGATTGACCTGTTGCGCACCATTGCCGCAAACACCACAAAGTAAGCTGTTCCACGTGGAACATAAACTGACAGACAAAAAGGAGAAAATTATTATGGCATTCACAAAAAACAATAACGCATCCACCCCGAAGAAAGCCGCAGACGGCCCCCGCGTCACCGTGGAAATGCTGCACAATTTGCATGCCGTCGTGCGCAGCGTGCGACAGGTCGCAGACAACTGTTTGACTTTTACTTTGCGTCTGTACGGCATTGACCTGTACGGTATGCGGCTGGTTGAGGGAGAAAAAAGCACGTTCATCACGGCCAGCGCCAACAAAGGCAAGAACGGCAAATACTACGACAATTTCCGTGTCTACTTTGACGAAGATGCCGCGCAGGCTGTGAAGAATGCAGTTTGTGAAGCATACGAGACGAACACGGACGAAGTAGAGGTATAAAATTATGAGCAAGCGCAACAAAGATATTGCGCTTGACCTATATATCGGCGACGGCTGGGTGAATATCCCGGCTGTCGCTGCTTTAGGTTGCTGGTGCAATATCATTATTGGTAAACGTCAAGTAGGTAAAACGTTCGGCACGTTGAAATACATGCTTGACGAAAACAAGTATTTTTTGTATATGCGCCGCACTGTGAATGAACTGCAGGCCGTTGCCGCTGACCCTGACTTGAATCCGTTCAATGCTTTGCAATCCGTGGGGTACGATATCGGCATTCTGAAAGCGGGTAAAATCTCCTATTCAATCGGGGATATTGAATACACGGACGAAGAGGACAAAGAGGGTCGGAAGAAATGGCACATCGGCAACAAACGCGCCGTTGGCATGGCGCTGCCGTCGATTGCAGGCGTTCGCGGTTTTAACGGCAGTGTGTTTTCAGACCTTGTTTTTGATGAATTTATCCCTGAAAGAATTATTGCAAAGCGCAAAGCAGAGGGGGAAGCGCTTCTGAATGCATACGTTACAGTGTGCGGAAATAGAGAGCTGGAAGGAAAGCCGCCCCTGCGCATGTGGCTTTTAGCGAATGCGTTCGACATTTCCAGCCCGATTCTTGAACAGCTGGGATGCACTGACCTTGTGGCGAAAATGTCAAGGAGCGGAAAAGAATGGTGTATGACTGATACGGGAGTTTTTATTGCAATGCCGCACAGCGACCGTATCAGCGACCGCCGCAAGCAAACCGCGCTGATGAAGCATCTTGCAGGCAAAGGCGACTTTTACAAAATGGCGATGGAAAACCAATTCGTGTATAATAACCTTGAGAACGTGCGCCCCCGCAGCCTGAAAGGCATGACACCGCTGTTTGCGTTTGCTGGACTGTATGCGTATCAGATGGACGAATTGCATTACTACATCTGCGAATCCCCGCACAGTGGCAGGGAGCATTATGGGAGCAGCCCACAGGCAGCAGCGCAGCTGCAGGCCGTTCACCCTGAATTGCGCCCTATGATATGTTTGGGACAGGTCGATTTTTCGTCGGTTCCCGCGCTCTTAAAGGTCAAAACATATCTTGACATTAAAGATTAAAGGGTGTATGATTAAGGAGCGGGGGAGCCGCACAAAAGGAACACCCCGGAAGGGTGCGCGGCTGGCTTTTCCTTTTCCATGCCCCCGCGTTTCTGAGAGCAGAACACCGCATCCTCTGTGCAGCTGGGGGCTTTCTGCTCCTGTTCTGCTTTCAGAAACAAGAAAGGGCCTTAGAATGTTGGCAATAGCGCCGTACAAAAGGCGCGTATCCCTCTAAGGCCCTTAGAAAGGGGGTGAATTTATGGCAAACGTGTATTTTTTGAGCGTGGACGGAAATGCCCGTCTGTCTGAGCATTTTAAACTTTCAGAGTTTCAGTGCCGTGATGGGCAGGATTTTGTAGCAGTTGACCCCCGACTTGTTGAACTGCTGGAAAACATTCGCAAGGTATGCGGCGACGCGGTGCACATCAACAGCGGATTCCGCACTGCAAGCTGGAACCGTCAGCAGAAAGGCAGCGCATCCCACAGCAAGCATCTTTATGGGCTGGCTGCAGATATATGGGTGGGTCACTATGACAAAATGCACCGGCCTGTCCGCACAAAGACCCCCGCCGAAGTCGCCGCGATTGCTGAAATCTTTTTAGGAAACAGCGGCGGCATTGGCATTTATAAGACTTTTACACACGTCGATGTTAGAACCGGTTCGAGCCGGTGGAAAGGATGATTCACATGACTATCAACGATATTTTGGCCCTTGGCAAAATGGGATTCACGGCACAGCAGGTGCAGCAGATGCTTTCTATGGAACGCTCGCAGCAGGGTCAGCCTATCACGGCCCCGGCACAGAGCGCGGCCCCCGCTGCCGCTCCTGCAGCACGGCAGCCTGTGACCCCTGATCCTATGGCGGCAATGGCGCAGCAGATTGCAGACCTGACCGCCGCCATCAACGCAAAAACCGTTCCGACCGCTGGAACCGTGGGGAATCCTGCCCCCGTTACCAGCGTGGAAGATATCATTCTGGGGCTGGTGCAGCCTGCGGAAGCGCCTGCAAGCCCTGACTTTAGCGCCGTAAAGTAACGGCAGAAAGGAGCATCCAATGGCAAAATCCCGCACTAATATGCCTGAACTGAAAGGCATGAGCGTGTTCCGTCCGACTGACATTTACACTATCGCCAATGCGCTGGTAAAGGAAGTCACCGGACAAACTGCCACTATTCAGGCCATCAACACCGCAAGCTTTATTCAGGTCGGGCAGATGTGTCTTGACCAGAGCATGGAAGGAACCCTGCAGGCGCTTTCTAACATGATTGCGCGTACGGTCATTTCCAGCCGTTCCTATGCGGGCCGGTTTACCAGCATCGAGACCAGCAGGCAGGAATGGGGCCTGTTTGTCCGTGAAATCGCTTTCTTCTCTGGCGATTTCGATGAATCCAAATTCATCAACACCGCACAGAATGCGGACATTCTGGTGGACGGTAACAGCGTGGATATGTACAAAATCAAGAAGCGCTATCCGCTGGAACTGTTCTATGGTGGGCAGAAGGTGCTGAACCAGCGCTATACCACTTTTAGGAACCAGCTCAAAACCGCTTTCACCAATGAAAGCGAGTTTAGCACGTTCCTTGCTGCCATGACTACCGAAATTGCAAACGACATTGTGCGGTGGAAAACTGCAGAGAACCGGGCGCAGGTCATTAACTTCATGGGTGCGCTGTACAACTCTGACCGCCCTGAATGCCATGTGAATCTGACCAAAGCATTTAACGCGGCCCGCGGTACGACCTACACCACACATGACCTGCTGACCGCCCATCTGCAGGAGTTTCTTTCCTTTTTCGTGTCGTGGCTGGAAACTACTAGCAGCCTGATGGAGAACAGCAGCGTGCTGTATCATCAGACCCCCGTGTGCACCGACGACGGCGGCAACACCCTGCATCTGTTGCGGCACACCCCGAAAAGTGAGCAGAAGTTGCTGCTGTATCAGCCCCTTATCAACGATGCCCGCAGCTGGGTCTATCCTGCTATCTTTGGCCCCGGCTATCTGAGTTTTGGCAACTATGAGGGGGTCGATTTCTGGCAGAACATCAACGACAAGCCCGCTATCAGCTGTATCCCGTCGCAGTTCGACGTAAATACCGGCAAACAGGTTACGGGCGGCGCGGTCGCTCTGTCCTATGTCGTGGGCCTGCTGTATGACCGCAAGGCCATGGCGACGACCTACTATCAGGATAGCGTGTACACTACCCCGTTCAATATCTCTGGTGAGTACTACAACACGGAGCACCACTGGAAGATGAACTACACGCAGAACCCGACGCAGAATGCAATCCTGATGTTCATGTCCGACGAGCCGTAAACGGTTCTATATCAACCCAACAACTGAATGTGTGGGCCGGGTGAAAGCCCGGCCCTTATTTTATAAGAAAGGAGAAATTCATGGCAGACCATAACGAAGGTATTGAGCACGGATATCATGCACATCTTGGCAAAGTATCGAAACGGCTCAACAGTACAAAGCGCATTGCTCTGTCTGAGCTGCCGGACGAATTTCCATTCTACATGAAACGGGCCTGTAGTATGGAAGCACCGGTATTTTACGTGCGTCTGAACAGTCTGAATATTTCCCCACAGTACAACTATTGTTACATTGAAGAAACCCACGCATACTATTGGATTGAGGACATCACCGCACTGAACGCTAACAACTGGCAGTTTTCTTGCACTATTGACGCATTGGCGACCTTTGCGGACGATATCAAGAAAACTAAAGCGTACATTGTGTACGGACACAATAAATTCGATGCATCCGGCGACAGCTACCGCGTGCAGGACAGCCGCCAGAACGTCGCACAGCGTCCGACTGTAGCCAGTGTGGCGCTTGATGTGACAGATGAATGCATCGATAGTACACAGGGCGCTTTCATCCTGTCGGCAGTTGGCAAAAGTTCCGGTGTCACTACCTATGTTATGAACAAGACGGCGCTTTCCCGCCTGATTGACAGCATCCAGCAGGATATCACCGCCGATTTCGGGCAGATGATTTCTGACGTGCAGACCAAAACAACACAGGTTAACACGGTGGACACATATCCGCCGGCATTGGAAGCAAAAGGCGGTGTTGTGTCCCGTGTTGGCAGCACCACGGAAACTTACAGCGGTGCAGACAGCTCCACGGATAAGGCTATCAAGTACCTTGCAAAGAACTTTGTGTACGGCGGCGCGGCTGTGGATTGTATCCGTTCCTGCATCTGGATTCCTATTAAGGCAAGTGTTATCCCGCAGAGTAATCAAAACGTTTATCTGGGGGATTTTAACACCGGTGTTTCGGGTGGTGTCATGGGGCATTCTCAAATCAAGCGTGAAACCTCTATTCCTATCCCGTGGCCTGTGTCGGACTGGAAACGGCTGAACTGCCAGATGCTTCTGTATGTGCCGTTCATCGGAACTGTGTCTATCCCTGTTGATAAGGTGAACAACGTATCCGCCTTGACCGTCACATGGTGTTGTTCTTTCCTTGACGGAAATATCAGCGTCAAGGTGGATGCAGGCACGTACACGGTATACGTGGGCAGCGCTAATATTGCATCGCAGTATGCCATTGGTGCAAGCAATATCAGCTTGACCGGAAATCAGGCCGCAGCGACCATTGGAGCTATTGGCATTGGCTTACAGGTGGGCGGTGGTGCACTGAGCAGTGCCGCGAGTTTTCCTATAGATATCGGCCCCATTCACGGGGAACTAGTAAAAAACCCGTCCGCTGCAAGCAAAAACATGGGGGCAGCAATGCAGTCTTTGGGCGGCGCTGTAATGCAGATGATTCCACCCGTCGCACAATGCGCGGGCAGCATGACGGGCAACGCGACGGCGTTGCAGTCTATGGAAGCGTGTTTGACCCTGCTTTACTACCCGCCCACGGACGACACAAATTTTCAAAGCATGTACGGACACCCCGTAATGAAGATTGACACCCCTGCCGCAGGATACTGCCAGACGCGCGGTTTTTCCGTCGCTGCACCAATGGCGACCAGCGCAGAAACCGCGTACATCAACGCCGCCATGGACGGTGGTGTTTTTATCGAATAAGGAAGGACAGGTGAAAATCATGTATCAGTGTTACAATGGAACCTATGACGTGCAGGCGTGCAGTGGGTTTCGTCCCCCGTCTCTGAGCACGGACGTTCTCAATTACTGGGAGAGGTCGTTTTTCCAGCGCATGCGTGCATTGTATAAAATCCATGGTCTGCCGGAAGCAGGCCCCGGTCAAATCGGCTGGGACTATGACGCGTTTCTTTACCAGCTGTTGCGCATGGGATATGCTGTGGTTTTCAACTCGAAAACATATGGCCTTGTGGTGCAGCCGGGTGCGCCTACCGGCTTTGGATTGCAGTTTCAGCCGCGCGGCATGATGGTGCAGACCCCTTTCTTTCAGTTCGACAGGCCGCTTGAAATTGGCACGGAATGCGCCGTTATCAAGCTGACCCCTGACTATCGCGGGGTCTGGGATATCATCGAAAAATACGCCGTCGAAATGCAGCAGCTTGAGGTGTCTATCCGACAGGCCGTCGTAAACAGCCGGTTTGCTTATGCTGCTATCGCCAAAGACGACAAAGACCGCCGCACCCTTGAAACGATTTTTGAACAACTCGAAAACGGCAAACCCGCCATAGTAGTAAACGGGCAGCTGCAAAAACCCGTCATGAGCAAGACTGACGCACAGTATCAGCTGCCAATCATGCAGTTCGACCGCGATTTGTCGAAAAACTTTATTCTTCCTGACCTGTACGATTTGAGACGCAAGACGCTGCAGGACTTTTACAGGGAGCTTGGTATCCGGGTGCAGCCTGATAAAAAGGAGCGGCTTGTAACGAATGAGAGCGCCAGCGCGGACGCTGAGACGTACAATCGTCGGGAAGTCTGGAAAATTTCTCTTGACGAATCGGTAAAAGTGTGCAATGATATGTATGGAACCGATATCTCTATTGAAATCAACGAACCGCCAGAGCTGAGAGAAGGGGGTGCAGATGATGCCAATGTACTGGGGAAGCATGACGAACCAGAACAGCACGAACCAAAACAGTGATGCCATCGACCGCGCGTGCAAGCTCCTGTGCAATATCCCGGAAGGTTTGTTTCGTGATTTTGCTGTGCCTGTCGGCATGGATAGAGACCTTGCAATTCACATCATCATGCGGGAGCACGGCCTTGCACCTCTGTACCGGCCTGACCCCTATTGGATGGTGGATGCAATCAAGTATTGGGTGCAAGAGAGTATGCCCATCTGGGAAAAGCTCTATAGCACCACGCAGCTGAAATACAATCCCATCTGGAACACTGACGTGCAGGAAAGAACTACCGATATTCGTACCACTGACCGCGACACCACGCAGGACAGAACCGCAGTCAATCGCGGAAAGAGCAGCCAGACCGTGGGGCAGGTGACGACCGGAGACTATCACGAAACCGGAAGCACAGAGCTGCACGACGAAACAGCCGGAACCGGGCACACTGAGACCGAAGGAAAGTCTATCACAGACGATACCAGCACCACCACGACCACAAATAAAACGGAAGTCGCAGGCACGGACAAAAAGACCACGGAAAGCACAAAGAAACTTGACCAGACTGTGACCCGTGACATCAGCCCTGAAAATGCCCCGGATTACCAGCCTGACGACCAGACGCACACCGTGGCAGAAGAGACCTTTAAAAGCACCGAAAACGGAGAGCATAAAGAAACTACCGATTTCACCGGAACGTCCACCGCTGTAGCCAATTCGACCACCACCACCACCGGCACGTCTGACACTGAGACCCACGGACAGCAAGACCAGACGACCGGAAGCCAGACGGACGGTACGACCAAAGGCACGACCGACACGAAAACAAAAGCCCACGATATCCGACATGAGGACGCTAAAGAGGTGGGCAAAGAAAAGGTCACAGACATGTATAACCACGGTTGGATTAAGCAAGGTAATATTGGAGTTACCACGACACAACAGATGATTGAGGCCGAACGCGAGACCGTGCTGTTTGACGTGTATATGGCAATCGCCAACGAGTATCACGCAAAGTTCTGTTTGGATGTGTATTAAGGGGGCTTGACCGTGGATGCAATTATTGCCGCTCTTGTATCTGGAATCGTGACCCTTGCGGGTGTCTTGATTGTTAACAGCAAATCGCAGGCCGTCACCGACGTGAAAATTGAAGAGCTGACGCGGGAAGTCCGCAAACACAATTCTTTTGCTGAAAAAATCCCCGTCATTGAGGAACAAATCAAAGTCACAAATCATCGCATTGATGATTTAGAGCATATCAACCAATTGAAAGGAGAAAAACCATGAACGACCTTCACATTTCCGCAGGCACTATTGCCCGTACCCTTGTCCTTGTCCTTGCCATCGTCAACCAAATTTTGAGCGCATGCGGCAAAAGCCCCCTGCCCATCGAATCCGAAACGCTGGAACAGCTGGTGACGGCTGGATTCACCACCGTTGCGGCCCTGATTGCATGGTGGAAGAACAATTCGTTCACCACAAATGCGCTCAAAGCTGACGCGCTGTTGGCGCAGCTGAACGGCAAACATTAACTGACCCCGCGCAAGCGGGGGATTTTATGAAAGGAGATATTTATGTCTGACGAAACGAAGAATCCCGATATCAGCACCCCGTTTATTTTTCAGACATCGCCCCCGTATGCTGCACCCGGTGACCATTATCAGTATGACCTGTATTGGCTGGTGAACCAGCTCAAACAGGCCCTGACCAACACGGAAACCCTGAGACTGCACGACATCGGGCAGGATACCCGCCTTGATGGTCTGGATATCTTGACGGCGCAGCTGAAAGATGCAACTGACCAGCTTTTTGCAAAGCTGAAAGCGGGCGACTTTACCAAAGATACGTTTCTTGAGTGGGTCAACACCAATATGACCGATATCATTTATCAGATGGTGCGGTTTGTGTTCTTTGGCCTTGACGATGACGGGCATTTTGTCGCCTATATCCCCGCAAGCTGGAAGTTTCTGCACTTTGATACCCTGCTTGACCCCGATAAACCCGGGTTTGGGCATTTGGTCGTTTACTACTAAGAAAGGAGCATTTTCATTATGGCAAACTGTAATTGCAATGACTTCCCTATTTCCTGCGCACCACACGCGCCGGGTGGTGATTGCTGCCATCCGCACGGATGCCCCCCGCACCCGTGCCCGCCGCCCCCGTTCAAGGGGGGCACGTCTATGTACATCGGTGCACGGTATGTCCCGATTTTTGCCGACCCCGTGGAATGGGACGACGCGCGCGAATATGAGCCGTTAACCATTGTCATCCATGACGGCAGCTGTTACACCTCTAAGTGCTATGTGCCGAAGGGCGCACAGCTGCCCCCGTACCCGGAAGGACAGACTAAATATTGGGTCAAAACGTCCGACTATAACTATCAGTTCGCCGACCTCAAGAAAACCGTGCTTGACCTGTCCAGACTGGTTGAGCAGTTCCAGAAGGATAACAAGGCGTTTACCGACCTGATTAACGGCTGGAACGAAAAGGTGCAGCAGTGGGAGACCGACATAACGGCGTGGGGCGAACGTCTGGATACTGTCGAATCCAACATTACCGACCTGACCGCAAGTCTGAACGCCGAAATCGACCGCGCAAAGGCCGCAGAGCAGGCAAACGCCGCTGCTATTGCACAGGAGACTGCCGACCGCAAGCAAGCCATTTCTGAGCTTGACGCTGCCTATAAGGCGGCAGACGCCGCCGAAGCGCAGGCCCGTGAGGAAACCGATACCGCGCTGAGTAATCGCATCACCGCCAACAAGACTGATATTGATGCCCTGAAAGCTGAGCAGGCCATCCAGAACACCAACATTAGCAAGAACGCGAAAAACATTTCTGACAACTCTGCAGAAATCGCAAAGCACGCGGCGCGGCTGACCAGCCTTGAAAGCAATGCGTCCGACTGGGATGATGTTTTCCCGAACACCACCATTGCGCAGGAAGTGAAGACGGAAGAGCTTGCGCGCGCCAATGCTGATACGGCCCTGAACGGCCGCTGTGATACTATCGCAGCCAACGTGGAAGAAGTGCGCGATATTGCAAACCACAAAGTAGATACCACGACCTACACGGAAGAACAAGCCGCGCAGAATGCCGAAATCAAAAAAAATACTGACGAAATCAATATTATTGAAGGTTGGCAGAATTCGCAGGATTCCAGACTGACCAATATTGAATCCGATATTGGCAACTGGAAGACCGACCACCCGGACCAGACTATCAGCCAGTGCGCAACCAGCGTTAAAAACGAGATTGCAGCGGTTGACACCAAAGCGGACGCAAACGCCGCGAATATCGGTGACTGGAACACGCAGAACCCCGGCAAAACGATTTCGCAGAAAGTCACCGATTTGAGCAATTCCATCCCCGACGTGAGCGGGTTCGTCACTGAAACGACCTACAATCAGGGACAGGCGGCACAGGATACCAAAATCGCCGAAGCAAAGGCCGCAGCCGATAAGGCAAATACCAATATCGGCGACTGGGAGACCGACCACCCGGGCCAGACTATCAGCCAGTGCGCAACCAGCGTTGAAAACGAGATTGCAGCGGTTGACACCAAAGCGGACGCAAACGCCGCGAATATCGGTGACTGGAACACGCAGAACCCCGGCAAAACGATTTCGCAGAAAGTCACCGATTTGAGCAATTCCATCCCCGACGTGAGCGGGTTCGTCACTGAAACGACCTACAATCAGGGACAGGCGGCACAGGATACCAAAATCGCCGAAGCAAAGGCCGCAGCCGATAAGGCAAATACCAATATCGGCGACTGGGAGACCGACCACCCGGGCCAGACTATCAGCGAATGTGCAACTGATCTTGATGCCATAACCACAACGAATAGATCGAATATTGGCGACTGGCACACGGAACACCCCAACCATACCATTTCGCAAGAAATTACCAATATCAGGACTGACCTTAAGGGTATTGACTTTCTGAACTTTCTGGATAAGCTTTACCCGGAAGGCAGTATCGTCCCCGGTGGATGTTTCGACAGGTTCACCGTTCACCCCGCTTATTATGGCAGCGATTCTTCAGTTGGTTTCATGAATATTCCTGCCTTCGTCCCTTATATTGTCACGCGTTTCCTTCAGTGTTGGACACCTAATTATACTTTCCCTACATCTATCCGTATTCACAATGCAGAAGGAAAACTTGTTGAAACAAAAACCGTTAAATCTGCCGAAATCCTCGATACAACCGATACCCCCCGAATTGACATTGTATTTGATTCTTTATTTAATGTTACCGCAGCGGGGATTTACTACTTTGAGCTTTTGCCGACCACTTTTATGGGGTACTATTGGACAAAAAACAACGTGCCATTTACTGAATCTGATTAACACAAAGAAAGGACTTCCAAACGGAAGTCCTTTTCTTGTTATTATACCACAACGGACATGCATATATGTTAA